AGGTTCTCAAAGGCTCCAAAGCTGTAAACAATGAAGTAGAAAACATCGGAATCGTTACCTGCAACTGCTGTACCAAGCGTAAGCGCATAGGTAGGTGCAAGGTATTCGAAGTTTGCCGCTAGTCCCGTCTTGTTCAACTGTCCACCAGAGCTATAAGCTGTGAAGGAAGTTGAATTGATGTCGTTTCCGTAGATGTCTGCAATGCTGAAAGTGCTTGAAGACAGTACAGTTACAACATATGGGTTTCTCTCTGGCGCGTTCAGTTCAGTCATACCAAGAACTTTCGTGATGGTGATACGATCACCAGTAGAAAGGCCGTGAGATGCTGCTGTAATAACGCAAGGGTTAGCGGCTGTAGCACCAGTAATTGTCACTTGAGAAGCGGTTACGCCTGCTGCAGTAGATGCATCGGTTACGCCGTTAGTTGTCTCAAGGTTCAAGTTCTGGTTGCCTGTTGCGCCGTTGTCCGCGATGACTTTCATCACGATCGCGTCACCTGCCGGGAATCCATCAAACCACACTGCAACCGGAGACTGTCCAGCAGTTCCCGATTTGGTGTAGTTGTATAGGAAAAGTGCATCGGGTGCGAACGGAAGCGATAAAGACACTGCCGATCCGGTCGCGATGAACGTTCCCGCGTAGGTATTTGTATAGTTAAGATTGAAATTTGCCATTTTTTTTTCTCCTTATCCGTCAGACTTTGTACAACGGAGAACAGCCATCCATTCGTCTACTACAACAGCAGCGCCGAAGAAGCCTTTCCAACCCATCGTTTGACGTTGGTTTAGGTAGTCTTCACCCCATCCAAGAGGCTTTATAATCATCTCGGTTGCGACTTCGTCGATATCTGCGATACCGTACGCGTTTTGTGCAAAGTACATGTTGTAATAGATATCTGGATCGCCTGATGTTTTATATCCGGCTGATGTCATTACATAGCGTACTTCGTCAACAGAACCAAGTTCTGATTGAAGAGCTTCGTCGCGTGGGTATTGAGATACAGGGAAGAAAGGAGCTAATGAACGAACGTCTTTACGGAGATCCGTAGAGATAATTGCCCAAAAAGCCGCTTCTACAGGGTTAGAACCGAAAGCGAGTGTACCACGAATATCCGGGGTAAAGCGCTTACCACTGTTACCAAGTAGCCAATCAACAACTACGTCCTGATCTGCAAGAGTAATTTCTGTTGGCGTTAGGCCGTTTACACCGTTTACCGCGTCAAATTGGGTGCTTGTCGCTGCGAGTGTATTACGTGTTACTTTGTCGAGCATCTCAAACATGTTCTGAGAGAGCATGTCTGCGACTTCGTTAGCATCGTCTGATTGGTCTTCAATGATAACTTGGTCTGTGAGAGCAACAACTTTACCGAACTCTTGGATGACGATATTAACGTCAGCTTTTGTTACGGTTTCGAGTGCTGGTGTAACGCCTTCGGTGAGCACCGCCGGGGTGTCATCGAGGTTGTCAAAACGTCTTACAGTAAGCGTTTTGGAGTTCTTCATCGGAAGTCTGCGGACTTGACCGAAGAGGTTATAAACGTCGAAACGTTTTTCGCGATCCCAAAGAACTCTGTCGAAATAATTCGACGGGTTCGGGTTCAATTGTGTTGTGGTGGTAACTGCCATGTTTAATCCTCATGGATTACCTCTTACGAATCTGCTTCCTCCACTGATGAAAATCGCTCGAATTCATATTAGCAATCATCTCGGCCTTTCCCATTTTCGCTGCTTTCGCGGCTCCTGTGGGAGTTCCGGGCTTCATGCTATTCGCCTCGATTCTCTTCTGAGTGTCGTTTTTCCTCGTAGAGTAATCCTCAATTATTGCCATAGCCTCCTCATACTTGTTGTCTGCGTTTTGAATCGCATAAGCAAGTGAGGGGCGTTTTTTCAATATTTCTGGGAGTTCGGCTTCTATACGAGAGACAGCATCCGGATTACGTCTTAAAAACTCTTGTTCACGATCGCGACGGTTCTCTTCTTTGATCTTACTCAGCAAAGAGGCCTTCAACTGTCGTGTATAATCGTCCTCGTTATCGTCTTCTTTTTGCTGAGGCGGCTGCGCCGTCCTCTGTTGCTCTGCGTAAAAAGCTCGAAGTTCCGCTTCTTGCCTTTTTTTCCTTTCTGCTTCTAGTGCAGATAGTGGAACTGTTCTTTCCTGCGGCTGCTCTTGAGTCGCCTGCTCTTGTGCAGGAGCCTCTTGAACAAGCTCGTTTGTGACTTCTTGCGCCACGGTATTTTCGTCTGTCATAACACCCTTATAGTTGGAGACACTAACTCAATTGTTTTACACCCGATTGTTAGCCGGTGGCGCTACTGCGAAGAATGCCCTTGAGTTGTTGGACGCCTTCGGTATTGAATATCACTTTTGCTCTCTCATCGACCATCCAGAGCATCACATACAGACCTCTAGAATTATCGACGAAGTAGACGCAAGAGTTCTGGACGAAAGGAGGCTTTCGATCTTTGTAGATTGTAAAAGCCTGCCTACATATCGACCCGTCGCGGCCATCGAACTTGGCTTTGTAGAACAAGAAATACGGCTCTCTCATGTTTTCATGTCGCGTTAGAAAATCATCTAGCGACTCCTGAAAACGTGCGAGCAGTGTCTCTTTATCGTCTCTGCCCTTCTCGATGACTGATTTTGGTAAGACAAGGTTTCCCTTAGCTTGCCATCCCGCGGAGGTCTTCACGTTTGCTTTCTACCTTTCCCATTCCTTTTACTTTAGCCGCATCGCGTCCTTGTACCGGAGAGGAGAGGTTCAACTGAGAACCTTTCATTGGTACTGGTGCGGGAGACTCTGTTGATTTTACAGAGTACATACCGCGAGCATAGCCCGGGTTTTGATCCCCGTAGCCTTTGCCTGCGCTGCGAACATCATTGCCCTTGTATGATTTGGCCATTGTTCACCTCATTTTTTAATTGGCCGCTTTGTACGGCCATTTGTTTTTCTTTCTCGAGATCTCTGAGAAGTGTCGCTTCATCCTTTACCTCTGCTTCGGCCGTTAAAGACCTTGCAAACATAACGAGTTCAATCAACCTATCATCAGAGAGCTTTTGAAGTTCTGCGAGGGCTTTCACCCTATCTAGCTGTGCTTTAGCTCTATCTGCATCTACTTGAGATAGGCGCTCTCTTGCAAGTCCTATGTCGGCAAGAACGCGTGCGCGTCTCTCTTGAGCTAAGCTTAAGTTCTGTTCTATCTGCGACTCTTGCAGCTCGCGAAGACGGTCTTGGTCTTGCTGCTGAACTTGAGCCTGCTGCTGTTGTTGCTGCTGGTAAGCGGCCATCTTCTTGAGAAGGTCGCTCTTATCGTTCATTGGAAGTGCTTCTATTAAGGCTTCATTAATAGGTGGTGAAGGCCCAAGGATTTCAACGAGACGGAGAAGCTCGAAGTAGTACGCATCTTTCTGAGTCTGGCTCAAAACGTCTTGCTTAATGACTGTGTTGTAGCGATCCATCGACACGTCAAATACTGATGGGTCTGGCTGTCTTCCAAGGATCTTGGCAAATTTGCGCTCATCGAAGTTTAGCTGAATCGCCTTCATGACTTTGTTTCCAAGCCACATCTGCGCTTGTTCGAACTGGTCAAATAGAGCGCGGTTTGCACGTAGACCGTTAGCTGCTCTCACTTGAGCAAGACGTCCGGATACTTGGGTATTTCCGCCTTCGTCTTGACCAAATAACGTTTCGTTAGCGCCTGCAATGCGTGTCATTAGGCCGGGGATCTCTGCGGTAAACTCAAGCCATCCGCCGGGAAGCGTTCCTTGAGAGAGGGGAACAACGTCACGGCCAAACTCTGCGTCATCAGTCATACCGATGAGCTGGAATCCGCTTGAAAGCAGGTCTTTCGTGTCGATGAGCTTAGACGGCTTAAACGCAAAACCGGACGTAATGAGGCGATCCATCATGTCGATGTTTCGCATCTGGCGCTTGTTGAATGTCCTCTGAGCGTCGAGTAGCGACCAGCCCATAGAGGTGAGCTTAATCGCGAAATCGTCTAGCTGAGGCTCAAAGTAGCACATGATCGGGACGAATGGATACTCGTCTAGCCCTGTGGGATCTGGCCCCGAATAGACTACAACGCCCGAAAGGATGATATTTTTCTCGATGGTCGGCTTGCTGCGCTCTACAACTTTAAAGCGCTGCCCTGTCGCTGCGTACTGCTCTTTCAAGAACTGCTCTAGGCCTTCGATGTCAATCTTAGAGTCGCGCATCTCACGCGCTTCGCCTGTGTCTTCATCGATTAGGACTTTGACGCGCTTGGTTGTCTGGCGATAGTAGCTATCGAATGAGAGGAGATTGCGGGTTTGCCAAAGCATGTTGCGGGGACGAAGGAGTACAAACTTGTCATCGGCAACGTAGGAGGGAACGTCATCAATCACCTTTGGGTCAACCATCGGAAGAAGCATCTTCGCTTGGTCGCGTGTCACAAAGTCACGCATGAGAATTTCCGAACAGTCGGCTAGTGATGGGTCGGTAAAGTTGGGATCTAGGCAAAATGAATTATATGACCGCTTCCAAAACTGAAAGTCACCATTCGCCATGTCTTTCGTGTAGTCCATCGAAAAGCCAACGAGAGAGATCGCCGATTTGAGCGCATCGTCAAACCCGTTTAGGAGGCGATTCCGCGCATCGCCTTTCTCGTAGACCCATTGCATGACTCCTGTTAGATCGTCGGCTGCTTGCTGGTCTTGGGGCTCCTGTGGGCCGATGATCGTCGACTTGATGTTATCGCGGGCGTAGCCGGAAAACATGTTGATGTGAGGGCGGAGAATGTTGAACTCGAGAGAGTCCCTGCCCTGCTGGCGGAACTTCGTTTGCTCGTCGAAGCGCCATGACTCACCAGCGTAAGCACGAAGTGCAACTGATTGACGTTCCCACATGAGCGACCATGCGGATTTTGCATAGATCCAAAATTTGTTATAATCTTGCTTGACTTCGTCTTCGCTCGCCATTTCCGCTAAAATACCATTTAGTAATTTAATTTGCTATTTCTGGGCAAAATGTTTTTTTGTGGTGAGTTGGAACCTCAATAACTTGCATCCAGTCCGTCACATAAAGGGGATACCCTTCCGTAAGATCTAGAGCATGAAACATTTGCGTAACTTCTGAGTATTGGGCGCGTTGAGGTACGTAGTATTCGCCGTTGGGTTTACGAGCCGTTACGAGACAGATTTGATTGTGAGCTGGTAGTATATCAAATAATTTAATCCACATCTGTTGTCCCAAAACAGCAATCATCGTCGAGCATTTTGAAATGACCTGCCGTTTTATCTCGGATGTCTAACGAGAGATCGACGATCATCTTGCAAAGGCCATGGACGATGCGGCAACGTGCAGGAGTCCACTCTTTAATTTCTGCGGATGCTTCCATCTCTGAAAGCGTATTGACAATGCGGATTAGTTCAGCGTCGGGGGAGCGTTTCAAGAAGTTCATGAGCTAAAGTTAGCTTTACTTAAATTTTTAAGCAACACTTACTTAAAACTTTAAATGACGAGCCATCGCTTTTAGGTTTTGGTGGTCTAAAGCGGTATTCTTTTTGGTCGAGTCGGCGTAGAGTTCTGTTGCAAGAATTCCATAACGTAACGAATCTGCGCTATGACTATAAAAATCATGTTCGGGCTCGCTTCCGTACATTCCCAAACGAGCATTGTATTTCCTCTTGTACTGCTTCAGATGCTCAAATCCGTCTGCCGTGTGAGTCGAGTCAAAGTAGCAGCGCGATAGACATTGACGGACTCGGTTTATTCCTATGTCGATAGACTCACGGGGAAGAACTACACAATTGAGTCCAAATGCTTGCAGAAGCTGCAGGTAGGTCTTTCCGCCTCCCGGCTGCCTTGAGTCTGCATCGTGAGGCAAATACCATTTCTCAATGATATAGGGTAAGTTCTTGATCTGCCGAACGATCTCGTCGAATGAGCTGCCTACGTCGAAAAAGTGATCGAGAACGTGGATCTGTCCAGAGGGTAGAACTTGATAAATCCACGCTGCCGTATGAACGCCGATATCTAAACTTATGTAGCAAGGCAAATGCTTCTGATAGGGAACGTGCGTATAGCGGTTTTTCTCGATATCCATCAGCTCTTTCGTGTAGAAGTTAGCTATAGATGAAACTTCAAACGCCTCATCGGGAAACGAAGGATACTCTGAGCGCATCGACTCGCCCAAAATTGTCCATTGATTGACATACCAGTATTTCTGCGATTCGGTTAGGTGAACGCCTAGAGATTCTAGCGATCTGAAATACTCATCGAGATAGCGCGGTATAATGATGTGGTAATCTAGGAAATAGTCGGGGTGCTTGTGCCATGGAAGGAAGAAAAACTTGAAGTCGAGAGGGGATAGGTTTTGCGTCTTCTTCTGAGCCTGCTTGCAGATCGTATGGAACGCGTTTCCAACGCCCTCAGCCGTGCTTTCAATGATGCAGAGTGCATCGGTAGGTAGTGCGTTCAAAGAGCCCGTAATGATCTCCTGCGCCTTTGCAGGGTACCTTGCGCAAATCGGCCCAAGCTCTGAGATCATGAGAGCGGAAAGCGTTCCCCCTCGCATGGTGGTATCGCAACGAATAGAGGAGCCGTTGGTAAATGAGATCTCTCTAGCGGACATATTCACCACGGGACAGAGAGCCTTTATCGGCTCGGGCAATCCTTCATAGGCTGCGTGTATGACGCGTTTGAATAGATGCTGCGCACCCTCTAGAGAGTGAGAGATGATTCCTATCGTCTGGTTGGGCGTGAACAGCGCAAGGTCAAGCAAGACGAGGCAATAGAACGTCGATATTCCAAGCTGTCTAGCTTTGAGCACGCAATTGCGGTTGTGCATCTCGTGGTAAAGCTCTCGCTGCGCCCAATTGAGACGAAAATCTATGAGTTTTCCGTTTTTATCGACGATGCGATATAGGTTTTCCAGCCTAACAAGAGGGTCATCAAGAAGAGAGGAAATGTCCGTCATTTTTTCTTATAGGGCAACTTGTTGTTTGTGCTCGCTTGAATCTTCTGGATAAACTCGCCCATCTGCTGGATGAACTCGGCGGACTGCTCGGAAGCTGTCTTCTTGATTGACATCTCGGTTGCAAGATAATCCGCGTCAAAATGCTGCAACGTTCTGCCTACAATAGTGCTATCAATTTTGCCGTGAAGCGCAAGCTTCTCACGCCTAGCCCCAATGATCGTTTTAGCAAGACTATGGAAATCAGAGGCCACCTTGAAATTTTCTCTGAGCTTGAGATATGAGGATTGCGGAAGACACTGGCGCGTGAGCATTTCTTTGATATCGAGTATGCTTTCATCCGTCATAATCATGTGAAACATTTTTTCACAGACTTCTAGCGCGTATTCTTCCGTGAGCTTCCAACACTTCGACGTGTCAGCAAACATTTGGTGCCGCTCTTTGTGATTCATGTACATAGGATCATTTTTAGGAGGGCGGCCCATTCGTCTTTTTTCTGGTTGGGCTTCCTCTTTCTTTGGCCGTCCCGGGCGGCGTGGTGCTTCGCTCATGGTCAATTTCCCTTACTTTGATCGTTATCTGATTGTGTTTACCATTGAATTTTGTTGCTGATAGTTTAACTACGATCGAGTCATCTGTCCACAAGAGGCCATTTGCAACGTCTAGAATGTATTTCACTAGGTTGTCTATATCGGGGCGTTCCGTTCGCGGACCTGCTTTTTTAGAGGCGAATACAAACTCTAGGTCAACGTCTAGCGCCCCCGATAATGGGGGATCTATATATTGTTCCCGAATGTCCCAATAGTCCGCGTTCATCTGCTGCTTTTGTGAATTGATTACATCGACGCCGATTCCCCTTCTTACGAAACGGGGGCGTTTTAATGCAACTGGTTTCCTGTGTAGGACGATTTCAACCATATCTATATATATAATGTTATTTTTTTTCACGGTCTATGATTTTTTCCTGTTGTGCGATATTGCCGAATTCTGTTATGCTAAATCCATAACAAAAACAAGGAGACTAAAATGAAGACAATTTTCTCAATCACAGGCTATACAG